ATAGAAGGTCTACCGGATCTGACCCCCGTGTCCTCAAGTTAGCCGAGAAGCTGAAGCACGACTTCCCGCTGTACTCGCGCAAGTTGTTGCGTATTGTCAACAAGCAAGGAAAGATCGTTCCCTTCACCCTGAACAAGGGTCAGATTCTGGTGCATGAGGAGATCGAGGCCCAGAAGCGTGAGACCGGGAAGGTGCGTGTACTGATCCTGAAGGCGCGTCAGTTGGGTATCTCGACCTATGTGCAGGGGCGATACTTCTGGCGGGTGACGGGTCAGCGGAACAGTTCGGCGTTTGTGCTATCGCACTTGGCGGAATCGACCTCCAGCATTTTCAGGATGGTCAGTTTCTTCTACGACAAGTTGCAGCATCCGTTCTTTAAGCCGCCCCTGAAGAGTCGATCTCAGGGGTTTATTGCTTTTGGGGGGATCGAGTCCCAGTACCGGGTAGGTACGGCGAGGACGGGGCAGACGGGTCGCGGCCAGACCAACCAGTTCGTGCATGGGTCGGAGGTGGCTTACTACCCTGAGGGGACGGATATCTCGGCTGGTCTGTTGCAGACGGTTGGCGATGAGGGGACGGAAGTGATTCTGGAGTCCACGGCCAACGGTATGTCGGGCTGGTTCTACGAGGCTTGCATGAAGGCTCTCCGAGGGGAGGGCGAGTACAAGTTGATCTTCGTGCCTTGGTTCCTGCTGCCGGAGTATGCGCGTAAGGCTCCCGGCGATTTCGAGCGGACGGAGGAGGAGCAGGATCTAGCCGACGAGTATGACCTTTCGGACGACCAGTTGTACTGGCGTAGGGGGAAGGTAGCCGAGTTGGGTGATGATCTTTTCCGGCAGGAATATCCGGCCACGCCGTTAGAGGCGTTCCTGACTACGGGCCGCACGTTTGTTGAGCCGAAGTATTTGGACTCTGTTCAGGATGAGGTGTGGTCGCCGACGTTTGTCGGGGATGTGCGGGAAGGGACTTTTATTCCCTGTGCCGGTGGCCCTCTTCGGGTTTGGTCTCCGCCGATGGAGGGCGAGCATTACTCGATTGGAGTGGACGTTGCCGAGGGGCTAGAGAACGGTGACTACAGTTGTGCGCAGGTGGTGGACTCAAACGGTCGTCAGGTAGCCTGCTGGCACGGTCACGTTGACCCTTGGGAATATGGTGACATCTTGAAATCCCTAGGGTACTATTATAAAAAGGCGTGGCTCTTGGTTGAGAGAAACAACCACGGGTTGACCACACTGCGTAGATTACAGGATTTGGGGTATCCAAATCTATATGTCGAGCAGACGGTGGATCACGCTTATGGGGACAAGATGACCCGGAAGGCGGGGTGGCTTACGACGAGTAAGACCAAGCCGCTGATCATCGATAACCTCGCTGCCCTGATTCGTCAGGGAGAAGGGGGGATCGCTGATAAGGAGTTGCTGGAAGAGTTGCGGACGTACGTCATTGACGGGCGGGGCAAGACGAATGCTGCGCATGGATGCTTTGACGATAGAGTCATTGCATATGCGATTGCGCTTTTCGGATTGAACTCTATGCCGCGTCGTGAGCGAACGTGGACTACTAGACCAGAAATTGCCGATTCAGTTGCGGGTTACTAATGAGCAAAGAAGACGAATATCCTGAGCCGGGCGATCTCGTAGCCGAGAACGGAATGTCGTCGCCTGACGATTCTCAGTCTGCTGTTCTCAACGATCTTGGTTCCCGGCTCCGCTCTCAGTTTGAAACTTGGAAAGATTCCCGCCAGCGTATAGAAGACGAATGGCTCGTTGATCTGCGCCAGTTTCTTGGCATATACGAGCCTGACATTTTGGCGCGGCTCCCGCCCGGACGATCCAGAGTTTATGTTGGCCTGACCCGAACTAAGGTTATGGCGGCATACTCCCGCATCGTTGACTTGCTCTTCCAGCCGGGAGAGTATTTTTATTCGCTGAACCCTACGCCGATCCCCACGATCCCCGGCTTGGAAGCCAAGCTGATGGTCGAGGCGGCGAAGGAGATGAAGATGCTGACGGGCTTGGAACCGTCGCAGGCTCAGGATTTGATCCGCGAGCGTACCGAAGAGATCAAAGAGTACATCAAGGAAGAAGCCCGGGAACGTGCTGAGAAGATGACCGAGGTCATCCACGATCAGACGACCGAGGCTAACCTTGAGATGAAACTCAAAGAGACCATCATGGAGATGTGTATCTTTGGGACTGGCGCGATCAAAGCCGGAACGCTCCGAGTAGAGCGGTCTGGTCACTGGCGGCACAACGGCGAACAGCATGTGCTGATTTACGAGGAGCGGGTTCTTCCTGAGATCGAGAGTGTCTCGGTCTTTGATTTGTACCCAGATCCGTTTGCGACCTCGATGGAAGATTCGACGGGGATCTACCGCCGTCACGTTCTAACCAAGTCACAACTTGCCGAGTTGAAAGACTCGCCGGGCTTTGACGATCAGGCGATTGACTACATCCTGACGAACTTCCGTCACGGCAACCACGAAGAGTTGCAGCATGAGCGGGATCGTCGCAGTCTGAGCAATGTTAACGAGTACTCGGAATCAAACCGATACGAGGTACTTGAGTTTTGGGGTGACATCGTCGGTGCGGATCTCCGCGATGCCGGAGTAGAGATAGAGGATTCTGATCTCAACTCCATCTTCTCGGCCAATGTTTGGCTCTGCTCAGACCGCGTACTCAAGGCGCAGATCAACCCGATTCCCGGGGCGGAGATTCCGTATAAGTTGGCTCCGTACGAGAAGACCCCTCACCAGTTCTGGGGCGTAGGCGTTCCGCGCCAGATGCGCGATAGCCAGGTGACGATGAATGCGGCAACCCGCATCTTCATCGACAACATGGCGATCTCCTCTGGCCCCCTCGTAGAAATCAACACGGATCTGATTGCGGCTGGCGAAGACCCGACGCAGATCTACCCGTGGCGAATCTTTCTGCGCGAAGGCGGCGATGCCGCCATGCCGATGGTTCGGTTCTACCAGCCCGAGAGTAATGCGAATGCATTGGCCGGGGTGATCGAGTTGTTCCGTCGGTTCGCCGATGAGACCACCTCGCTCCCCTCTTACACTCATGGCTCGACTTCCGGCGGCATGAACAAGACCGCGACCGGCATGTCGATGCTCATGGGTGCGGCCAGCATTTCGCTGAAGTCCGTCATCAAGAACATTGACGACTTCCTACTGGCGCCGATGGTTCGCGCACTGTACGATTGGAACATGGCGTGGAACCCTGATGAGGACATCAAGGGTGACATGCGCATTATTGCGCGTGGCTCGACTGCACTCATCCAGAAGGAAGTTCAGTCGCAGCGACTGCTGCAGTTTATGTCGCTGGTTGCGAACCCGGCGATGGGCCAGATGGTGAACTTTGAAGCACTCATCAAGGACATCGCTAAGTCGCTAGACATCGACGCGGAACGTATTCTCAAGGAAATGCCAGAGCAGGAAATGGGAGAGATGAATGGGGCTGAAGTTGAACAAGGATCAGGCGAGGGCGTTGCTGGAGTTGGCCAGCCATCCTCAGTGGATAGTCTTGTCCAGCCTGCTCCGCCAACGCCTCGCCCAATGCCACAAGGCTCTGGAAACAACGGACAACTACCGCTTTGAGCAAGGTAAGGTCGTTGAGTTAAGAGCATTTCTTGAGTTAGAGGATTCGGCGAAAGCCGTACTGGAAGCAGCGAATCGAGGAAAGATACACGCTGTTGAACTTTGATCCGATACGCCAATAGGCCCGGAGTGAGAAAAAATGGCAAGTAGGAATGATCCAGCAAAACTGGAAGCTGAAGCGAACGCTCTGATTGAGCAATATCAGAAGGCGCGAGAGGAATCTTTGAAGGGGAAACCCCAAGAAGACACACCTGAAGAACCGCAGCCGGAAGAGGTTCAAGAGGAGACTCCACCTGTCGAGCCGCAGGACACGGAGGCTGAGGTAAAGGCCAAGTCGGACGATGACACAGGTGCGTCGGAGTCTGACGAAAACTGGAAGGCGCAACTTGCCAAGGCGGAAGACCGCTACAAAAACGCGCAGTCCAGAATGACGAAGGCGATCGAGGAAGCCAAGGCCGCTAAACAACTTAGCGATACCCTTGCTAATCGAGTAGCCCTGCTTGAACAAGAGTTGTCTCAGAAGTTAGAGCAGCAAGGCCCAGATCCGGAAGTAGAAGCACTGGAACGCGACTACCCAGATATTGCGAAGCCGCTGCTGAAACAACTTCAGAAGTTACAAAACGAACTCAAGCAGACAGCGCAACTTCATCGGAAGTCAGAGGAAGAGAGAAGTTTGGAAGCGCACGTTGCTACGGTTAAGGCGAAGCATCCTGATTTCGCCGAGATCGCAAGCGACGAAGGCTTCCAAGAATGGCTCGACGGACAAACCGCAACTTGGAAACGGATTGCCAAAGCGGGGACGTCTGAGGAAGTTATCGAGCTTCTCGACCGATATAAGGGCGTTAAGAATTCAGCACCCAAGGTGGACGTAACGTCTGAGGCAAAGAAATTGGCAGAGCCAAAGTTGCCGAAGGCGCGAAATCCAAACGTGAGCGGAAAACGGTTCTGGACTCGCAATGAGATCAACTCTTTGAGTCGCCGAGATTTCGAGCGACTCGAAACGGAGATCGACAAGGCTTGGGCAGAGGGCCGTGTCCGCTAGGGTAAAAATTTATCTTAGAGGTATTTTGAAATGGCTATGAACTTTACGGTCGCCAATGGCGGCTGGGTTGCGAACGGTGCGGCTGGCTTCGTCCCTGATATCTTCTCCAAGAAGTTGCAGGCGAAGTTCTACGCTGCTTCTGTTCTTGAGCAGGTGACGAACAACGATTACGAGGGTGAGATCTCGGGTCAGGGTTCGAAGGTTGTGATCCGTACGGTTCCGGCGATCACCGTCGCGAACTACACCGGCACGATCTCGTATCAGGACGTGACGACCTCGACCATCGAGTTGCTCGTTGACAAGGCCAAGTCGTACGCCTTCAAGGTGGACGATGTGCTGAAGGCCGAGAGCGATATCTCGTTCTGGGACGAGGCTGCGCGTGACGCTTCCGAGCAGATGCGCATTGCTGTCGAGACTGACGTTCTCGGCAACATCGTGGCTGGTGTTCAGGCTGGCAACGTGGTCGATGTGACCACCACGCCGACCGCGTCGAACATCCTCGACCCGATCCTTGAGGCTGCTCGTATCCTCGACGAAGACAACATTCCGGATAGCGACCGCTTCCTCGTTGTCTCGCCGAAGGTGATCGAACTCCTCAAGAAGTCCGATCTGAAGTTCGCGTACCTCACTGGTGACTCGGCTTCGCCGCTCCGCAACGGCAAGGTTGGCATGATCGACCGCTTCACGGTCTATCAGTCGAACCTCCTCGCCGCTGGTTCGGGCGGTGACGCTGGCAAGCGCCTCTGCTTGGCCGGTCACAAGAAGTTCGCTTGCTTCGCTTCGCAGTTCACCAACACTGAGACGGTTCGCCTTGAGTCGTCCTTCGGTGACGGTGTGCGCGGCCTGAAGGTCTACGGCTACAAGGTTGTTCACCCGACCTGTGGCGTGGCCCTCAAGCTGAACGGCATGTAATTGGAGAGGGGGGAGTATGGGAAACCATACTCTCCCCGACCCTTTGGATGGATATGAATAAGGATGAACTTTACGAGTACGCCAAAGCTAACTTTGGTGTGACTCTTGATAGGCGAAAGAAACTTCATGACTTGCAGGCCGAGGTTGATTCCCTCGGCGTACCTCGGGCAAAGATCGAGGATGAGATAGCCCTGCCGGTTAAGAAGTTGAAAAACAAACGTACCGGCGTGATCTGGGACTGGAACCCTGTGTACGCTGACAACCCTGACTTAGAACCGTATTACGAAGGTTAAAACATGGCTACGGTAAAAGTGGTTGAAATCATAGACCGTGCGCAGATCATCCTTCAGGATACGACTGGCACTCGCTGGGCGAAGCAGGAACTTCTGAAGTTCTTCAACGACGCGCAGCGCGAAGTCGTTCTTGTTCGTCCTGACGCGAAGACCGTGAACACGACATTCAACTGTGTGGCCGGGTCTAAGCAGACCCTGCCATCTGCCGCACTGCGACTTCTTGATGTTGTTCGCAATGTAAGCGGCAAGGCGATTCGGCAGATTGATCGCCGAATCATGGACGATCAGCTGCCTGATTGGCACAACACGCCGAGTGCGGGAACCGTGCTGATCGAGCATTACATCTATAACCCGCTTGATCCGAAGACGTTCTATCTCTATCCGA